GCATGTGGGGTATAGGTACACCCGAAGACTTAGAATACTTTTTAAATCATTATAAAGAATAAATGACTCCATCATTAATACCTTTTGATAATATAATTAAATTTGGACAGCAAACAATGTTAGATAGACCATTGTTTAATGTTAGCTGGATATTGGGCAGATTTTGTAATTATAAATGTAGCTATTGCTGGCCCTATGCTAGAGCAGATGTTCTCGATCATCAAACGTTAGAAACTTATAAACGAATAGTAGACGAAATTAAACGGCAAGCTCGTTTAAACGGATTTAATGAATTCCATTGGAGCTTCAGTGGAGGCGAACCTACAGCATACAAGCAATTACCAGAATTGGTAAAACACTTAGACGAAGTCGAAAGCCCTTACCAAAGCATCCATATGACAACCAATTTGAGTCCGGGATCAAAATGGTGGAATTCCTGGTGTGCCAATACTGCACTATTACAACGCCGTAGTATTACGGCCAGCTTCCATGATGAGTTCGCCAAAGAGCAAGAGTTTGGTGATAAATGTTTACAGTTGATGTATGAACTGGTACATGTAACAGTTAATCAAGTAATGGTTCCGGACAACTTCTATAACACACTAGAAAGATGTGAGCGATTGCGTAAACGAGGAATTAATGTAACTCTTAAACCACAAAGTAATGACTCTGCTACTGCTATTGTAGAAGGATATACTTCTGATATGATTAAAATTATGCAAGATGATTTTGAACAACAAGAAGGATATCAAATTAGACTAACAGATGGTAATCAAAATTACTTTATAGATCAAGCAGAGAGGTTTAACGCACTAGGCTTTAATCAATTTACTAATTGGACTTGCAATAGTGGATATCAAAGTGTTATAATAAAAGGAACTGAAGTTAAAAGAGCATATAGTTGTAAGGAAGAAAGTTTAGGCACAATAGACAATTTTACTTTGTTTTCTACCCCTAGGCCTTGTGTAACAGATCGATGCGTTAGTTCAGCAGATAGCAAAATACCTAAAGTTAAATATGTTTAATAAATTACTTGATTCAATACCTAGACGAATTAATAACAATGATTTTATGCCTTCAAGGCGTGGTTGGGGCAATAAATGGTCTGGTCAGGATACAAAAGATCTCTACTTTGAAAATTTAAAAACTCAGCCACTTGATTGGTATTATAGAAATAATACAGTTCGATACAAATGGAATTCAGATGGTTATAGAACACAGGAATTTAAAAAAATAGACTGGAAAAATTCTATAGTAATGTTTGGATGTTCTGTAGTCGAGGGCGTAGGTGTAGACGGATGTGATACTGTTCCAAATAGATTAGAAGAATTACTAGGCATCCCCGTAATTAACATGGGGATAGGAGGCGGGTCAATGTTGCTGAATCTACATAACTTATCAATACTGCACGATGGTTATCCAACCCCAAAGGGTGTAGTTGTAATATGGCCTAGTTATCGAAGAATGGTTGAATATCATAAATCCAATTTTTATTCTCACGGTTCTTGGAATATTGAATCTAATCCGATAATGGATGCGTGGTTTAAAAATGACAATCATGCGATCGCTAACGCAATGTTCATGAGTAAGATAAGTCGATTAATGTGGAAAGATAAATGTCAGTACCTCGAGTATACCTGGTGTTACGACACTTCTAAAATTCTTAACTGTAAAAAGATTTCAGAAAACATAGATTGGGCCAGAGATTTGAGTCATCCAGGTATAGAAACAAATAAATTAATAGCTAGATTTATAGAAAAAGATATAAAAAATGTATAGTCTTAACGAAGTCCGTGCAATACATCTTGAGGTTACATCTAAGTGTCAGGCTAGATGTCCCATGTGTCCTCGCAGGATTAACGGCGGCCCGTTAAATCCTTTTATCGAGTTAAATGAAATTACATTAGAAAAATTCCAAGAATGGTTTTCTATTGATTTTATAAAACAATTGAATCATTTAAGTATGTGTGGTAATTTAGGTGATCCTATCATTGCTAAAGATACATTAGAAATTTTTAGATATCTACGTAACTACAACACATCAATGGCCTTAGTTATGCATACTAACGGTAGTGCAAGAACATCAGAATGGTTTGAAGATCTTGCAAGATTACAAGTAAGAATTGTATTTGGTATTGACGGGTTAGAAGATACGCACCATTTATATAGAATAGATACAGACTGGAAAAAGATTATTGATAATGCAACAGCGTTTATTAATGCCGGCGGCGACGCACGTTGGGATATGTTAACTTTCCAACATAACGAACATCAAATTGATCAATGTAAGATCCTTAGTCAAGAGCTTGGCTTTAAAGATTTTTATGTAAAACACACGAGCCGGTTTAAAGACGGTAAGTTTAATGTATTAGATGATACAGGTAAAACAAAGTATATATTATATCCTACAAGTAAAAGCAATACCATGATTGGCAAGGTAGCAACAGCTGAACAAGATCTATTGCCGACTATTAGTTGTAAAGCACAACGTGACAGTCAAATATACGTTAGTGCAGATGGAACAGTAACTCCTTGCTGTTGGATAGATTTGCAGCCAATGCCACCTACACAGGAATCGAGAATACAATACTTAGATACAATAGGCTACTGGCCTAACCTTAACACACAAGCTCTAAATGAAATATTCGACAGCGGATATTTCAATCAAATAGAAAGCAGTTGGAGTATCTGCGGAATCAAAGAATGCTCTAAGCAATGCGGTAAGTTTGATAAACTAGGAGCTCAGTTTGAAAATTGATACAGAACATCTACATTTTTGGATGCAGGCTATTCGTCAAAGTTCGGACCCAATGCGGACTATGGATGCCTTTTGGCAAGGACAACTTAAGAGCAAAGAATGGCTGATTGATAATCTAGATGAGCATGTGCATGTAGAATCTAGTGTTGAGATATGTGCAGGTTGGGTAGGAACATTAGCCAGTATGTTATTTCAAAGCAATATGCCAATTACACACATTACCAGTTACGATATTGATCCTACTTGTAAACCTATTGCAGAAACAATGAACAAGATAGAGGAGATGCAAGGCCGATTCCGTTCAAGCATAGTAGATATAAGTCAGCCAATGCATATAAGTGCCGACATCATCATTAACACAAGTTGCGAGCATCTTACTCAAGAGCAGTACGATCATTGGTTAACATATACCCCTAAAGATAGTCTATTGGTCTTACAAAGTAATGATTATGCAATAGCAGAACATGTTCGAATTGCAAAAACTTTAGAAGAATTTGTAGAACAAAGTCATCTAGACGTTATATGGGCCGGAGAATTAAAACTGCCGCTATACACACGTTGGATGATCATAGGTAGCGCACATGTCTAAAGTTTTTTGGCTACAATCAGAAACTACTCAGCTAGGTAAATGGCAACAACAGATAACCGAAGTATCTGGTAGTCCCAGTTTTTGCGTGTTGCCGTGGATACATCTTGCAACTCGCCCAAATGGTGATATGCGTATATGCTGTGTTGCAAATGCATCTGGTGCAGATACAGGTGATTATACCGTAGGCTTAGTTAAAAAAGAAAATGGTAATCCTGCTAACTTTGCTCAGGATTTACCTACAGAAGCATTTAATAATGACTACATGAAGTCAGTACGCAAGACTATGTTAGCAGGCGAAGTACCTGCAAGCTGTGTTAAATGTTACGAAGAAGAAGCAGAAGGGATAGCCAGCAAACGCATTTGGGAAACCGGTACATGGTATCTTAATGAAAAGATTGATATCAAAGAACTAATTGCTGAAACAGAATTAGATGGTTCAGTACCTTACAAGTTACAGTACTTAGACTTACGTTTAGGGCACACCTGTAATTTAAAATGTATTATGTGCAGTCCCCATGATAGCAGTATGTGGGTTCCGGAACATAAGAAAGTTTTTCCTATATTCACCAGCCCGCTGATTAAGAAACAAATGGGTTGGGAAGCAGATGATTTTAACAACAAATGGCATGAGAACCCTGCGTTCTGGGAAGAAGTCTACGATCAAATTCCCAACATTAAACAGTTATATTTTG